TGCAAGTACAAGGTTTCCTTCATTATCTTTGAGAGGACCAGTAAAAGCGTAGAACTGACCAGTGCTAATAGCATCTTTCATTTCTTGTGCTATTTGAGCTACTTCAGCTGGCATATTTGTAAAGTCTGCCATTTGTACAGCTCCTTCATTCATATGCCCAAAGTAATCTCCTGTTACCCAAGTATCAGTCATTACTTCTCCAACTCTTCTAACATAATAAGGACCCCAGTTATCAATAGTAGCTGTTAACTGAGCCTTTGGTGCAAATCCATATTGATCAGATGCTTGACCAAATCCTAATTTTCCTTGAACTTCAGCTGCTTGTAACGGTGCAGGTGAATCGGTGTGCTGTGCAACCATATCACAACCGTTAGCCATCATAACTTTAGCAGCTTGTGCTTCTTTAGGTGGATCGTACCAGGTGTTAACCCAAACAATTTCTATTTCTACATCTGGATTAGTAGACCTAGCTCCTAGGAAATATGTATTGATTTCCCTGATAACTTCTGGAATTGGGAATGCGCCAACATAACAAATCTTATCAGTCTTTGTCATTAATCCTGCAATCACTCCTTGTACATGCCTAGCTTGATACAGTCTTAGTCCATAGCTTGCCATATTTTTTGATTGTTTATAGCCAGTTGCGTGTTCAAATTTAACTTCTGGATAATCTTTAGCTACCTTTAACATTGTTTCCATATAACCAAAAGATGTTCCAAAAATTATATCGGCTCCTTCAGCTATCATGTTTCTCATGACTCTTTCAGCATCTGGTCCATATTGCACATTTTCAACAAATATTGTTTTTACTTTATTGCCATATGCTTCTTCAACTTGCTGTCGTCCGATGTCATGCCTATATGTCCAACCGTGATCTCCAACTGGACCAACATACATAAATCCAACTGTTACTTCTGATTTTAGATTAGCTCCTGCTGAGAACGCCAGAGTTGGCAGCAAAAGCAAACAGGCTATTATAGAGAAATATAAGTTTCTCATTCTTGTGTCTCCTTTCGAGGGTGTTGAGGCGGGATCGTAAGGGCTACTCCGCCGGGTTTAAATATAACATAATATAATTTTATTCAACTTTATCAGGCAAATGTTCACTTATTACAAATCTTCTGTTTTCAATATGCCTTTCGGCTATTTCTTCTTTAGATTGTCCATAATATTCTACAGCATGATGATCTTTAATCATATATGCATTTAAAGATTTGTCATTGTTGTAGCCTGTCGATCTCCAAAGTTCACCAAGGATTCTTCCAAACTTTCCTTTGGCATCATATTCTTTTGTTTTCAATATTAACCATTCATCATCTAAAAACTTTGTAGCATACGACTTTGCCGCTAACCCGTATTTCTTTTCTGTTAAATCTCTAGTTCTAGATTCAGGAGTATCAATACCGTACAATCGAACTCTTTCGCCTTTTAACCAAACACCAAAACCTAAATCGATATCAATGTCCATAGTATCACCATCTATAATTTTTACTAATTTACAACGGTATTCATACATATTTTTTTCCTTTTAAATTAAAAAAGGGAGATATTAAATCTCCCCTTTTGAAGTAATTACTTCTTATTCCAAATGTGCCATAGCACCGCTATAGCAACTAGACCAACAAGGCCCTGATCACTGAAAGTTGATACTAGTCCTAGAATATTATCTATGACGTGGATGTCTGGCCAGAAGGGAACGTTCATACCACTGAATAAAATTTCCAATACGATCCCTAAACCAATTAGGCTTACACCAGCTTCCGCTAAACTAGATGCCCAACTTTTTATTTTTTCTAAGATTTCCATGAGAAATCCTCCTTGTTGTTAAACATAGTAATATTTATATATGTTTAACGATTTTTTCTTTTATTTCTATTTCTACGTTTAGCTGAACCAATTTTACGTCGGCCAGCAGGTGGTCTGTTTTTTCTAGGATGCGGCATTATGATAATGCGCGCATTCTCTCAACTAATCTATTTGCTCTGTTCGTGACTTGTTTATACCATCTAGAATCTACCATTTCATCAGCAGCTTGATTCCAATCTCTAGCGTCAACTCCACGTTTCATTCCTTTAAATTTGGAAAGACGTGGACGTCCCATGTTAAACATCATATTCGCAATTATTAATTGAGCTTCTTCTGGCAGATCATCAAAGTCTGAGTAAAGTTTGTGGCAATCTGACAAGACCGTTTCGATATCTTGGCTGAAGGCTTCAGCGCATCGATCTTTCTCAACGGGAGTTCCGACTGGCTTACCGTGTTCTGGATCATTCTCGGTAACAAGATGACCGATGCCAAAAGTAGGCAAACCAAGATGATCCAAGTAAATTTCATATTTTACTCCTTCATCTATCTCTAATTCTTTTCTTAGTGTATCTAAGTTCATAACAATTCTCCAGTAGTGCCAGAATTTTATTGTTCCAGCACTACTATATATACATTTTTTATGTGAGTATTCGACCTTTATTTCTTTTTAAATTATTTAAAGAATATTCTAAGTAAGCTAGACTTTCATGTCTATACTCATTTCTCTTAAGAGATTTTGCAATCTCTCGTTGAGCTCTGTACATTTGTACTTCTTGCATTTTTCGTACTATAGGTTTTATAGCACCGTAACTATTACTTAAGAAAAATAATATGCTACCCAGCAAGAAATTTCGATTTCTTTTTGTCATTGGTTACCCCGTTAGATGTTATTTTTATCTGTTGGGGACGCTTCTCTTCTGGAAGAACTACTTCTATACTGACAGTAAGAATTCCATCCGTTAGATCCGCTCCACTGACTTCGGCGTACTCTGACAACCTAAACGACTTTAAGAATTTTCGACCTGAAATGCCTTTATGGACATATAAGTCTTGATCACGTCTAGGACCTCTTTCACCTTTAATAGTTAGTACGTGTTCTTTGAGTTCAATCGATATATCTTCTTGCTTGAATCCTGCGATGGCAAGCTCAATATCGTAATTCAATTCTTCATACTTAACTACGTTATGTGGTGGATAAGTGTCTTTAGCGTGATTAGTTATACTTTCGAGTTCATCGAAAATGTGGTCGAAACCTAAAAAAGCGTTCCTTGGGAACATAAAAGTACCAGTCATATTTTCCTCCTATTGACTAAGCAAGGTTAAAGTGGGACCCAATATTGGCATCCCTATATTATATATAGTAACTTTTTTCAAAATGTAAATAGCTAAATGAAAATTTTTTTATTTATTTCCTATATTATATTTAGGACACAATTCCCATTCGTCTTTTTCTTTAAAAGATATGATTTTGATTTGTCGCATTGGTGCCATAAGAGACATCTTATCTTTATCTTGTATTGTAATCAAACCCCAGTCACTCATTAGTTGAGCTATAGTGTTTCTTCTAGATACATCGTTTTCTTCAAGATTAGATTTTTTTCCATCAAGTAGAAAAAGCTCTTTAAAATGCACGATGAAATATCTTCCTTGTTTATGCAATATATGACAAGACTGATATAACTTTTTATCTTTTCTTGAGGCTACACCGATTCGTGTTAAAGTTTCTCGAACTTTAAGAAAATCATCTGGCTCATTTAAAACTACTTCTAACATAGAAGTAGGTGACCATTCTATAATTTTATTTTCTTCCACCTTTATTCACCTTTTTTTCTAATATTTTAATTTGTTCAGGTGAGAGAAGAGTCAAAGCTTGACGTGCTTTTTGATTGCTATAACCATAATATTCTTTGACAACTTCAACATCACTTTCTTTTACTAATTTTGTCCATTTAGAAAAACGTTTTCTTTTTCTAACTATATTTATAAGAAAGTCGAATTGTAAACGATTATCAATACTATGATTAAGGTTCATTTCATTGGCCATAGCAACTGTGTCATTGAAATAGGATAAGCTCCTATTTACCATGAATGGGTTATATGACTTTTCGGCAATATCATCTACCATTATATTTTTTTTGGTATAATTAATAGCATTTACGTATTCAAATGGATTCATTATTTAAACTCAACATTTGCCATTATTTCTGTTAAACATGCAACTACATTCAATTCATGATCTGCAACAAATGCATTTTTATATTGGTAGTCTGCTAAGATCAAAACTAATTGAGGTACCGATTGAGGACTAACATTATCTGCCATTCTATCGTATATACCTCTAAAGATAGCTACAGCATCAACATCGATGTTGTTAACTACCCATGATCGCATTTTTTTGAAATCTTTGTTTTTTAAATTTAGAAATAAATCACTATAAACATCACCGCTAGCATCGATATTATCACTAAAGCTGAATGTACCGCTATACGAAAGTTTTTGTAATTCATTAATTATTCTTCTCCAATCTGGAGCATGTTTCATAATCAAATTTACTAAACTTTTATCATCGTACTTCACTTGCTCCTTGTTTAATATATTTATTAATCTTTTCATAAAGAATTCAGCTAAAGTAACTAATTCTTTTTTGTTCGAATTAAATTCATATACACTACATCTAGAATGTAGAGGTTCTATTATACGATTTTTAAAATTGCATGTTAGAATAAATCTGCAATTTTTAGAGAACTCTTCTATGAATCCTCTAAGCGCAGGTTGTGTAGACTGAGCATTTAGATAATCAGCCTCATCTAGTATAACAACTTTATAACCACCTTGTAAAGATACAGATGATGCAAATTGTTTTATCTTAGTTCTTAAGGTGTCAATATTACCTTCTTCAGAAGCATTAATAATAATGTAATCCAAATTAAGTTGTTTGCAGAGGGCTTTAGCTACTGTAGTTTTTCCAGTACCAGCACTACCTGTAAATAACATGTTTGGTAAATTAGCTGACTCTGCAATAAGCTCAAAAGGTTTTTTTAACCTTTCTGGTAATATAACATCTTCTATAGTTTGTGGTCGATATTTCTCAACCCATAAAAAATCAACAGACATAAATGTCCTTTCATAATGTAAAATAAAATAAGATTAAGAAGATTGTTGTTGTAGTGATTCATAAAGTTGAACTAAAGAAATACATTGATCTCTTAACTGACCAATAGTAGTAAGCTCCTCTCCTTTAAATCCTCCACGTTGTGTAACTGCATCGATAACAGCTATTGTACTTCTAGCTGCTCTATTTGCAGTTTCAATAATCTCTTGTTGTGGTGTATTTTCCACAGGTGTAGCTTCTGTAGCTTCAGTTTTGTTTTTATCAGCCATATTATACTCCATAAGTTTTAAAAAAGGCAATGTAAATTAAAAGTGCTATGATAACTAATTTACCATAATCTAAGTCCCAGTTAGTGCCTTCACCGACAGCTTCTAGGAATTTATTAAATGATTCAATAATAGGATTTGTTTTTTTACTCATATCTATTACTCAAAAGTTGATGTTTTTTCTAAAGCAATCCAATATTGTAAATCAAATTCAGTATGCTTAAAATTTGATATTAATTTAGACGATATAACTACTTCATAATCGCCAGGTAAAATTTTCATATTGGAAATGTTCATTATAAAATTAAAATTTTCAGAGCTTGCAGTTCCTGGTACATCGATTGAAAATTTATTGGATGTAGCATTTTGACTATCAGACACTGATAGAGTTAAAAGATCTTTAGATCCACTAATACTCATTTCACTATGGCCAAAGGCTGATGCTGCATTTTTTATTTTTTTAAACGTTTCATTATCTAACGTAAACGATACATCAGAGGTTGGCATATTAATATCCTTTTCAGGATAAGTCAAAGTTTCTTTAGAAGAATAAAAATATTTTACTTTTAATCTTCCTG